GAAGCAGGTGTTCCAGCCATACGTAACAGAATAGATATCTTCAATTCCTTTAAATCGGAACTATTTGAGCTATCATCATAAATGAATTCTTCTGTAATAGGCATTACGGAAATTATTGGAAGATCGGTATAGACAATGTTAACAGGATCGTCTGTTACAAACTGAACATTTGGCAAGAGTGCAGAAATAGGTGTTTGTAAATCTTCTATAATACGATCTAAATAGTATTCAACATTTGTAAACATTATTTATCCGCAAGACTGAGCCAAATTTTGGTTGTAAGTCGATCATCTAAAAACAGGTATTTAGTGATATCATAAACTACGTTTTCAACAATTATCTGCGTATTGTTTGAAATAATTCCAATTGAACCGGTAGTAATTGTTAAAGTCAAGGTTGTATCGCTAACCGAAAACTGTTTTGATCCTAATTGAAGAACTTCGGTTGCTTCATGGTTTAAAATTCCTTCCGTTTGGTAAGGGCCGTAAACAACCTTTGAACCAACCTCTTGCATAATCATTGAAAGATCGTTTGCGAACATAGTATTCAGGTTTAACACTTGACCACCTTTTGAATGGGGCCGAACCTTAATAGATTCGGCCCCGTTATCCAAAATCCTTAAGCGATCAGGAAGTTATTGCAGGAAGCAAAACTAAGAGGCTGGAGGATACCGATATCGAAGTATTGACGTGCCGTTAATATACAAATACCTTCATCGAAGCGGGACTGAACATCGACCATAAATTCTGTTGGCCCCTGTAAACAGATTTCAAGCTTGCTGAAATCGCCAAACAGCGCAGAGTGATTAAGGGTAGCAATTGGCATATTGCCACCGGTTAAAGCATTGTAGCCGTTGATTTTGTTACCTTCAGCAATCGCTAAACCGTTTGTCAGTTTGGCGGTAGCTTCAAGTACCGCCAGTAAATCTGGAGTCATAACAAAAGAGCAATTAGCAAGATTTGTAGCTTTCTTGGAAACTAACGCTTTCAGCTTGTTAAGAGTTGCCCAAGTAGGAAGCGCAGGGGTTCCAAGATTTGCGGTATTGATGCCAGAGCCTGCACTCATTAAACCAGTGATAGCCGGTGAAGTATTGCCATTGATAGCGTAGTTATCAATTGCTAAACCGAACTGCTCAACCATATCAGCACGAAGAATAGTAATAAGATCGACAATACTTTCTTTCTGGAGTTCGTCAGTCAAATAGATTTTGGCAGTTAAAGCCTTTGGCAGATAATTAACCTTTTCGAAATCCGCAAAGGTATTAGTGGTAGTTCCGGCATTTTCAGTTCTCAGAGTAGCAACCGGAGCAGTCTTAAGACGAAGATAAGAAAGACTACCATTACCAGTCCGAGTTTTCGCACCGGCAGCCATAACAACCGCGCTGATTTTCAGAAGATCAAGGTAGCCGATATTCTGCTCATAAATTGTATTGGTGCCTTTGCTTGCGGTAGTCATTTCATTAGCGCGGCTGTAATCTGAATTGAAAATGTCAGCTTTAAAGCTACGTTCACCGGAACGGCTGAATACGCCAGCAACGGATTCATCAAGATCGAAGTTGCCTTTAAGAGCATTGGCAAGACCACGAGAAATCATTTCATTGGAAATCATATCTTTGTTTCCTTCCGTAATAAGCATTCTCTTAGATATGCTTTGTGGATTGATAGGAGTGAGAAGAAGTTTTCTAGCTTCTTCGATATTGGTAGTAGTAGCTAAAACTCTTTGAATCTCTTTCTCTGTATTGGTATTCAGGTTTCGTGCAACGGTAGCAAGTGCAAGTTTTTCTTGTTCTAAGAGTAATTCGGCATCGTTGGAAATTTTCTGGCTTCTTTTTTCTTCTGTTTCTGAGTTAACCAATTCCTCTTTAATTTCATCATCGGGAATGGTTTCTTCTGATTCAACGTCAGGTAAAGGACCATCGAACGGAATAACTTCTATTACCTCCCATTCGGTTTCAGAAGGCCCCGTAGTTGCGCTAGGTTCCTCTGTGGCAGGTTCTTCCAGGGGTTCATCAGCAGATGGTTCAACCATCTCATCATCTTCAACCATTGACCGTCCAACCCCTACGGATGCATCGGCGGGAATACCCACGATAGAACCTTCGAAGATTAACCATCTGGTAACGATATAACAGTCAGGTTCACCATCCTTGCCTTTCTGCACCTTGTAATCAAGGATTCGATAACCAATTGAGGTATCTGTAAGAATACCGTTGAGAACATCCATCATAATAGCTTGTGCTTCGGCTCTACCAGAGAAATAGGCATCACCACGAAGCTTTTTATCAGCATCAATACGGATATTCTTTAAACGACCAATCGGAAGTTGCATTGAATTATGATTAATAAGCAGAGGTAAACCAGCACTAGTATTAGCTCTACTTAGATCAATATTTTCTTCACCATGTAACAGAATCTCTTTACCAAAAACCTGATCTACAGGCTTTTCACTAGATAAACTCATTGTTACATAGTTTCCACCATCCGAAACTTCATCAACTGTAAAAACTCTATGTTGAGTTCTATTTATCTTCATTCTCAATACCCCATTTGGCATAGTGTTCAAAACGTTTCAGACATATAGTATATCGTTAACCTTCAAAATTTTTCTTCAGGCGATAGGAGTCGTCCCAACCCCATCAGGTACAGGGGCAATAACAGAATTCTTTGGCACAATCTCAAAGTTAATACCAGTAGACTTTTCAATATCCTGTTCATTTTTGATATCACGGCAGACTTCCTCATAAGTAAATCCTTGGTCCAAGCAGAACTGAGTTTTTGACATTGTTCTATTGTTAATGGCAATAACAGCAGCATTGATCTCTTGTAAAGGATTACTGAATACGATAGCCTTACCGATGAAATCATGATTCTTATAGTAATCGTAATTGCCCATTACTGGAGGAAGGTTAAGAACACCACTTGCACAAGCACAGTCAAGCCAGCTTTCGAACAATGGCGTAAGCAAGGTTTCAACAATAATATTCTGAATCTTCTTATAGAAAGCCTTTTCAGTAACGAAAGCGGCTCTCATTGAACTAAAACTTGTATTTTCGAAGTCACTATAAAGACTGTTGTAAGAAATTCCTAATCCTGCACTAACTTCTTTCTGTAAACTCTTACAAAAATCTGGAAATTGGGTTGTTGGATGGGTCGATTGAACATATTTAGCGTCAACCCCTGGAGGCAAAATCTCAGCCATGCCGGGCTCTATCGTCTGCCGCTTGGTTCCTGGCAGCATCATTGAGGCAATCGCCATTTCAGCATCTAAATCGTCTGGTTGAGTCTGGGTATAGGTAACGTATTTAGATGCTTGAATATTTGCAGCAATAGCTTCGGCCTTTCTATAATCCTCTAAGCGTTTTATGGTTGGCATCACGCTAAATATCATTGGAACACCACGAGATGCCCCAACTTGATATGGAATAAACGAATGTAAAATTTGATTAGCTGGAATAAACTGATATTTTATAAAACCTTCACTTGGATGCTTATCTGTAATACAATAAGATATTGGTTTACCGAATTCATCGGATTGAATACCCATGAAATACTCTTTATGTTGAGTTAAAATCAACTGTTCAGAGTGTAAAAGTTCGATTTGGAAGTTATATTTACCCATTCTAGGGTATTTTCTAACAATAATTTCACCATCAATTGCTAAGGAAATAATTGCTAAATCAAGTAAATTATTGATTCCATACTTGCCAGATGCCTCTAAATTGCCTTTTTTGCAGTAATTATTCCATTCATCCTGGATTTTAGTAGCAATTTCCTTATCTTTCACCAGACTTCTGAACTGAAAACCTTTATCTCCAACAACGTTATTCTGAAGTAGAGTAACGAAATTATTGATAACTGGAGAATTACTAAACAAATCTCTTGATCTAATCTTAAGTATTGCCAAATCATTGTATAATTCCTGATTTGGACTATAACTAATAGCCGTCCAACTAGAAGTTAATCTGTTGAATTGAGCAGCTTCAAATAAACGCTTGTATGCCTTCCCAGTTTTTGAATCACCATTTTCATTTCTAACTTCTTCCCTAATCTTGTCTATCATTTGTGAATATGCCTTAGCTTCATTCTTCATTTTTCTATCACTAATCCAACCAAACATGTTTCACCTATTATAAACTAAAATATATGGATTGAATACCGCCAATACCTTCTTCTTTTTTGACAAGTTTTAATAAGTAGGAACGCATTTCAAGTAAATCTTGTCTATTCTTCTTAACAGTTCTACCACCAATTGTATATTCAACAATATCACTTCCTGCACCTGCCCTAATAGCTTCTTCACATTCATCTAAAGCCTTACGGTTAGGGGTTCTAGGATCAGAAACATTAGCAAGATTGGCTTTTATTAAGGCTTCTTTCTGTCCAATTGTCTTTCTTGCATTGGTATCTAACGCAATTACAACCGCACTAACGTAATACTTCCCTGGTTTGTATGAGTTTGTAGTTACGGCTGGAATATTAAAATGATGAAAGTCTGCGCTAGGTGTTGCCGTAATTGAAAATGGCGAACAGTCTTTTTTGGCAAATTCAAAAACCAAAGAGTAATTAGTTGCTGGATAATCTGAAAGAATACAATCAAATATCCAATCATCACCTTGATATTGACTCAATACGTTATTCCAAAGCATTGAAGGAATTTCATTGTTAAACGATTGATAGTCATACGGAAGCATAGAAAATCCTTTCTTATAGGTAATTCGGTTTTACCGCGAATTTCCTGCTTGGAAATTCCGCATAGCCTCTAAATACAATTCCCTCTTAGTTTTTGGTATTTCTAGCGGCTTTTCCTGTTCAGGAACAATAATTTCTCTATTTATGGATTGATTTACAGGCGGTATGGCGGCTTCCAGGGTAGCAAGATCAGCATCAACCTTAGTTGGATGGAACTTCAATACATAGTTGTAGAGATACCAATTGTAAACATAAAGGTCCAAAATCTCATTTCTGGACCTTGATTGCATGTATTTCTTTATCTTTATACCACCAATGATCCTTTCAACCTTCTTTTCTGCCATTAACTGTAAGAAGAATTCTTCATCTAATGTATCATTGAAGTGGCAGCAATTCGGTCCTGGTTCTTTATTGGAAAGAATGGCATAGATTGTATCTTTAGCTGTATCCGTTCCAACCTCATGATTATTTATCTTCTTATTCTTACGTTTTGTAATTAATGGTGCATTAGGCTTATTCTTTTTGCCTTCCAAACCAATTATCTTAGGTGATCTTCCTTTAAGAAATGCTGTTACCTCTTTTGAGTATCCACCTTGCGTATCAATGCCAACTCGAAACACTTTCATATCTGTTTCGGCCCAAGTTTTATAAGTTCTATCAACTCGTTTTAGCAGTTCTTCCCAAACTTCTATTTCAGCAGGTGAACCATAAATCAAATCATGGTCAATTACCCAATTCTCATTGCCTCTGCCCCAACCCATCACCAGATACTCAAGCCATGATTTGTCGGCTTCCGGGTTTCCCTGAACGTCAACAGCCATTGTGAGGAACGCTACCCCCTGCGGAACCTCGCTTGTGTAGTGTTCCCTACGTTGCGCTAACTCATTCGTTGTTGCCTTGCTTTCTTTGTTCGTATCCCATGCTTCACCAAGACAGTCATTGATAAACTGTTTCAACATTAACCAGTTGTCTTTCTTGTTAAGAAAATCTTTCACAATGCTTTCCATTGTTGCAAGTGGTGAATAGAGTCTATTTATTTTAAAACCAGCAAACCCTTTTATTTCTGGCCTAGTGATGATCCATTTTCCTTTTCTCATCATTGTTAAACGTTGGGAATCGTTGATATGTCCCTTACAGGATTCACATTCATAATATATAGAATCTAAATTCTTTCTACAATGTTCGAACTTGACGTTATTAAAACTTAACTCTTGCTCATGGTTGCAATGAACGCATGGAACTACGTAAATACGTTTGTCTGATTTGGTTTGATACAGCCAATCAATCTTATTTTCTGCATCTTTATCGGTTGGAGTACTGATAAAAACCAATTTTCGACCATATAGCGCAAATTCCGCTGTACGTTCTTCGGCTAAATCTAATGGATTACCAAACCCTGGGATACTTTGATACTTGTCAATTTCGTCAAGTAAGGCGATTTTGCAACCATATCCGGCTAATCCACTAGCTGAATTGGAGCCACAAAGACGTAAGGAACCCCCTGGAAACTGTTTAAAATTGTATGTTTCTGTCTTTGCATTGATCGCTTTTCGTAATCCAGGGGTATTGTCGATAAGACTTTGTAGTTCTTCCTTTGAGTATTTCTGAATATCTTGGTCTGTCGGCCTCATGTAAAGTATAGATTCTGGATTATGCGCAATGAAATGTGCTAGAATTGTAGAAACGATGAACGTTTTCCCAATTCTAGCACTAGCCTCTATACAAACCTTTTCAATTGAAGGGTCATTGACACATTCTAATATTCCGTTTTGATAAGACATGAAATCTTTGTTAAATTTCATTCCCTTATTGTTACCTGATGAAATTGTAATATTTTCTTCGGCCCATTCACTGATACTAAGCTTTACAGGTGGAAGAAATCCTTTTCTTACTTCATCTAAAATTAAAGATGCTGAATACATTTACCGTTCCGATATATCATGTAAATTAGTAGTTGTCGCAAGATTTCTAAGAAGTTCATCAACCATATTTTGAACTTTCTGTTTCTTTTCCTGATATGATAAACCATCTTCAATACTAATAGCTATCTGATGGGGAAAATTTAAGATGGTATTCCTTACCACTAACACATGTTTAAGCCATATCTCTGCAACTTCATCAACCGGTACAAGCTCGCCTTTCTCTTTCGCCAGTTCAATTTCTCTTAATTCGGCTTTCGCAAAGGCTTCTCTAGTCTCAGCGGCTTTCTTGTCTGAGCCGACATTGGCTTTAGCATATTGAGATAACTTGAAATCAACATACCATTTAACGATCATTGGAGCATCATATTCAACTCTAGTATCTGTAATCTGATTTACGGGAATTGGAGGAACTTCCTTTTCCCAATTCCTTAAAGTTCTTTCAGTTACACCTAAAAGCTTTGCCGCTTCTATTTGATTCATTTCCGCCTCTTATCCTAAAAAATGGCTAGATTGCCTTATTTTTCAATACTTTCACACTACAGGAAGGGAAAATAACGTTTTTGGCTTTGTACACATACAAAGCAAACCCCTCTGCGGGACCCATTTAACGTTTTCGGCTGGAAGAGAACCTAAGCCTTTTGGTTAACCTCTTGCCTATGTAACCTTCTTCATTGACCATAATTCATTCCTAATGCTTGGGATTTGCTAACGCTTGACGTATTACATCTATCCAGATACCTTCAGCTTCGTATTGAACAGTTGCGTTGCTTGTATCGTACCAGTGTATCTTCATTGGTCTATGAGATTGCTTAACGAGTGTGTAGAGCAATCGAACCCCTGTAGCCTTGTTCGTCCCTCGCTGGCGTCTGCCGTTGACTGGTGAGGTTCTTTGAAGGATTAGGGGGGTTTGCTTTCCATGAACTAGGAAGGTTCGTTCATTGCCGATTGTGTTGCCTTTGTAATCGTGCAGGTTCAAGTTCCCTGCTCTAAGTGGATCATCGGCACGAAGAATCCGATTACCAAAAACCTTTGGATTTGGCTTAGTCAACCATGTATGACCGTTGATCGGAACGTGTTCACCACCTTCTTCAAAGTCTCCAATGAATGCGCCAAGATCAGTTAGGTGTATCGTAACCTTTAGTCTTGTCTTTAATGCCCAAGTTCCATTATCAATCTTCACCTGATTGTTGATGAACTGTTTACGTCTAATCTTAAGGGATGAATTGATATCAGTCTTTAAGTTTGTTTGAACCTTTTTAGCTAACTGATTTAAGGTGCGGCTAAGAATGAATGGTCCCTGCCGTTCCTGCCCCAAGTCTTTCAGGGTTTCTAAGATTGCCTTACTGTCTATTGCTATTTTGATTTGCATAGCTAATTCTTGTTAAAATGTTTAATAATCTTATATCGTAATATCGTCATAATCGACATATTGCAATAACCAATATTAAACA